TGCTAAGACTATGATGTATGTCAATAGTGCTGGAATCACCACAGAACTTAACTATGGTCTCCCTGGTGGGGAAGGTGGAGATATTCAGATTTCAACCATTAATGTTGATACTGACGGAATGCACTTAAAAGTGAATCATCAAAATCATGGAATGTATTTTACTGATAACAGAGTAATTATTTCTGGAGTTTCTCCAGACATCAAACCAACAAAGTTGAATGCATCATATTCATCTGATTCCACTGGCGGACTCTCTGTTGATAATTCTACTAACTTTACATCTTTCGAGAACGTTGGTGTTGGAACTACTAATACTGGTTATCTCATGATTGGTGAAGAAGTTATCGAATATACTTCCGTTACCGGTAATACTATTGGTGGAAATGTTGTGAGAGGAGATAATCCCATTACATATCCAATTGGAACTCCTGTATTCAAGTATGAACTTGGTTCAGTTAATTTGAAGAGAATCAATAAGACTCATACACTGAGTGAAGTTTCTATCGGAAACTCGATTACTTATGATTCTTACAATATTAAGTTAGATATGTCTGAGAAATTCAACTCAGATAATGATGATAGAAGTAATGACGTTGGTTATCCAAAACTTTATGTTGGTGCAACTAAGTCTTCCGGTGGAACTAAGATCAAGGCAACTCAAAACATGCCATTTGAGATTATCACACCAATCGTTCAGAACGTAACCACAAGAGGAACATCTATTAGCGCAGAAGTAAGAACTGTTACTGGTAAGAGTATCAGTGGCAATGAGATTCCTTATGTTGACAATGGATTTGAACCTTTAGTAGTTAATTCACCAAACTATCTTGATTCTACCAGAATGATTTATTCTAAGGTAAATGAAGATGAGAAATTGACTAACATTGAAGGATCTAAATCTCTTCAAATGAGAGTCAATATGGTAACAACTGATTCTCATATCTCACCGGTTCTTGATGGTCAAAGAGTTAGTACTATTCTTTCTTCCAACAGAGTAAATGATGTAATTTCCGATGTTGCAACAGATTCGAGAGTAAATGGAGTTTTTGATGATCCAACAGCTTGTCAGTATATTTCTAAAGAAATCAAACTGACAAATCCTGCAACTTCATTGAAAATTATTCTTGATGCTCATATCAATGACTATTCAGGAATTAAAGCATTCTATGCCATAAGCAATAAAGATGGATTTAATCCTATCTTTGTTCCATTCCCTGGATATGGAAATATGAATTCCAGAGGTCAAATTATTAACGTTGCCAATAACAATGGAGATCCAGATGCATTTGTAGGTAAGACTCCTACATTTGGATTTGATAGTGGATCTATTGAGTTCAAGGAACATACATTTAGCGTTGATCAATTACCAACATTTAGATCTTATAGAATTAAGATTTTACTTACAGGAAAGAATCAAACTTATGTTCCAAGAGTGAGGGACCTTAGAGTTCTCGCATTATCATGATGTATAAAGTAAAAGATCATGCGGATCTCAGAAGGGATCCGCATACTGGAGCAATAATTAATATGAATTCTTTAGATCATGAAAAATATGTTGCAAGACGTGAAGTAAATGATAAAGAGCATCAAAAAGTACAAACAATTGAGGGTGAAGTTGCTAACATGAAAGATGACATTAACGAAATTAAATTACTATTAAAGGAGTTAATCAATGGATCCAAATGATATAACATTAGATAATCTAACTAAAAGTTTTGAATACACTAAGTTAGCAGGAGAAATAGATAGTTGTGATGATGTTGAGCGAATTAAAAATATCGCTAAGTGTTTTTGCAAACTTTATTATAAACAACAGGAAACAATGTCAGCAATAGGTATTCCAAATGGCAACTAAAAACGTAACCTTTGATCCTGATGCTGGTGTACCAAAAGGTTTAAATCTAACCATGTACGGTGGTTCAGATTTTGAAGCTAATTTTGTTGTTAATACGACATCAAATGCTGCGTTTGATTTAACAAATTATAGTGGATCTGCTGCCATGTCTAAGAGTGTGGCAGTTGGAGCTACTCTTGGTATCACATCATCATTCACTGTTGGATTTACCAGTGCGTATGATGGAAAGTTGAAAATATCCTTAGGTGCTGTCAATACAAGAGCAACATCAGAAGGCAGATATGTTTATGATGTTTTACTTAAACATGAAGTTGGTGGAGGATCAACTGTGCATCCTTTAATATCTGGTAATATATTAGTTGTTAATCCGGTTTCATCAGCACCATAAATATAGTTGAGGAATTAGTGTATACATGGCTCAACCAGCAAGTAGGTCGGACCTAATAAACTATTGTAAAAGACAACTGGGGGCACCAGTTTTAGAAATCAACGTTGCTGAAGAGCAAATTGATGATCTAATAGATGATGCATTGCAATATTTTCATGAAAGACACTTTGACGGTGTAACTCAGACGCTTTTAAAGTACAAGATAACAGAAGCAGATATTAATAGAGGAAGATCAAGAGGTAATAATCAGACAGTTGGAATCGTAACCACAACTGCTAATTCTACAATTGATGGATCTACAGTAACCTTCTCATTTGAAGAAAATAGTAATTATCTTCAGATTCCTCCAGAAGTTATTGGGATAACAAAGATCTTTAAATATGATGGTTCACAAACAGTGTCTAACAACATGTTTAGTGTGAAGTATCAAATGTTCTTGAATGATATTTACTATTATGGTTCCACTGAACTGTTGACATATTCAATGACAAAGAGATATTTGGAGGATATGGATTTTCTTCTGAATACTCAGAAGCAAATAAGATTTAATCAGAGACAAAATAGATTATATCTTGATGTTGATTGGGGAAGTGTCACAAAAGATAATTACCTAATCATTGACTGCTACAGATTACTAAATCCAAATGATTTTACAAAAGTTTGGAATGACTCTTTCTTGAAGAGATATGTTACTCAATTGATCAAACGTCAATGGGGACAAAACCTTATGAAGTTTCAGGGAGTAAAACTTCCAGGTGGAGTTGAACTTAACGGTAGACAGATTTACGATGATGCACAGAAAGAACTTGATGTAATCAGGGAGGTAATGTCCAACACTTACGAACTTCCTCCCTTAGATATGATCGGTTAAAATTATGCTGAATCCGTATTTTCAACAAGGATCAAGGTCTGAGCAAAATTTAGTTCAAGATCTAATCAACGAACAGTTGAGGATGTATGGTGTCGAAATACACTATCTTCCAAGGAAGTATTTGTCTGAAAATACTGTTATTAGAGAGGTAATACAATCTAAGTTTGATGATGCATATCCAATTGAGGCGTATGTAGACAATTTTGATGGATATGGAGATAATACAACAATACTTTCAAAGTTTGGTATTCAAGCAACGAATGAAATAACTTTGATTATTTCAAAGGAAAGATTTGAGACATATATTTCTCCTTTGATTAAGAATGAACAGAATATTAAATTATCAACCAGACCAAAAGAAGGAGATCTAATTTATTTTCCTCTTGGAGATCGTCTATTTGAAATTAAATTTGTAGAGCATGAAAAACCATTTTATCAGTTACAAAAAAACTATGTTTATGAACTGAGATGCGAACTCTTCCGTCTTGGTGATGAAGTTATTGATACTGGCATTGATGAGATTGATGACACTCTTACTGGTGGAGAGTCTGATGGACTTACTGAAGATGGAATCTCTACTCTGATAGGAGTATCTCAAACTCTAACTTTAGTTGGAACTGGAGTCACCGCTACTGCAGTAACAGGTATCGTTACTTCTGGTGGTCTCAGATTGATCACAGTCACTAATAGAGGTGGAGGATATACAGGAGTACCAAGAATTGGAATATCTTCTGCACCTTCTGGTGGAGTTACTGGTATAGCCTCTGCTCGAATGATCGGAGGAATTGTTGTATGTAATCAAAGTGCTAATCCAAAATCAAGATCTGTTCAAGCAGTTGATATTGTAAATCCTGGTGCAGGATATACTGTAGCACCCGGTGTTAGATTTATTGGTGGTGGTGGAGCAGGTGCTGCAGCTACAACCAAGATTGGTGATGGTGTTGTTGGAGTCGTTACTCTTACAGATGCTGGTTCTGGATATACAACCTCACCAACGATTACCATTGATGTCCCTGGTGGAGCTGTAGCAACAGCAGCAACAACAGGAGTTGGTGGTACAATCTCTCTTACTATCACAAATGCGGGTATTTTCTATAGCACTGCACCAACAGTTACTATTAGTGGACCAATAGGAGTAGGTACAACTGCAACAGCGACGGCGACAATTGGAACCGCAGGAACTATTACTGCTTTGAATTTGACTAACGTTGGAAGTGGATATACAACGAATCCAACCGTCACTATCTCTAACCTTATTAGCGAAAAAGATTCTACTAAGGTAGTTTCTGCTGCTGCAACCGCTATTATAGGTTCTGGAGGAACTCTTACATCTATTAGATTTATTAACGCTGGTCTTGGATACAGCACCGCACCTACAATTACTGTCTCTGATCCAAATATGAGTTCTTCTGGAGATTTTGTGTTTAATGAAATTGTCACCGGATCTGTTAGTGGAACAACTGGTAGAGTTAGAACTTGGAACTCCTCTACAAATATTCTTGAAGTTGGTAATGTTAACGGAGAGTTTACTATTACAGAAAATATTGTTGGTTCAACATCAGGTGCAACACATGGATTGTTGTCGGCAAGTTTAGATCCTACCGACGATGGATTTGCGGACAATATTAATATTGAAATAGAAGCAGATTCTATATTAGACTTCTCCGAGCAGAACCCATTCGGTATTCCCTAAATAATCTTTATTATACCGAATAATATCTTAGGGATTCAAAATGTTTGAATATTTTTATAACGAGATATTGAGACGAACCATTATTTCTTTTGGTACTCTCTTTAACTCAATTACTGTTAAACAAACAAACTCTGATGATAATGTTGTCAGTGCTTTCAGAGTCCCTTTAGCATATGGTCCTACACAAAAATTTTTAGCAAGACTTGAGCAATCTGCTGATCTTAACAAATCAGTTGCAATGACATTACCAAGAATGTCATTTGAATTCACTGGATTAACATATGATCCGTCAAGAAAAGTAAGCACAACTCAGCAGTATACTGTAAAAGATCCAGATGATGGATCAGAATCTAAAAAAGTATACATGCCAGTTCCATATAATATGCAATTTGAACTGAGCATTATGACTAAGTTAAATGATGACGCTCTACAGATTGTAGAACAGATTTTGCCATATTTTCAACCAGCATATAGTTTGTCTGTTCAACTTGTTGATTCAATTCAAGAAAAACGTGATATTCCAGTCATTTTGGAAAATATCACAATGCAAGATGATTATGAAGGAGATTATACTACAAGAAGAGTTCTTCTTTATACTCTAAGATTTACGGCAAAAACATATCTATTTGGTCCAGTATCTTCGGCAACCAAAGATATTATCAAAAAATCTACTGTCAGTTATCTTACTGGAACAGATATTACAAATACTACCAGAGAAGTTACATACTCTGTCGTACCAAGAGCTACCAAGAATTACACTGGTGATGCTACAACCACTCTCACCGCAGATATCACTAAGACTCTGAAAACATTTGAAGTTGAGGATGCAAGTGGATTGACTGCTAAGACTTATATAGATATTGAAGGTGAGCAAATCTTCATCAAATCTATTACGGATAACAAGATTACCGTTCTTAGGGGTCAAGATGGATCTACCATCACAGAGCACCTGAGAGGAGCACCTATACACCTCATCACTACTGCAGATAATGCATTGATTGAAGAGGGTGACGACTTTGGATTTAGTGGTACTATCTCATAACAATGACAAATAAATTTGACACACTAAATGACGAGTTCAATGTTGCAGGAGACATTGTACAACCTGAAGTTATTGATAAAAAAATTGAAAGGATAAAAGAGACTTCTGATGATATTAAAAAAGACTATGACTATACAAGAGGTAATCTTTACAGCATAATTGAAAAGGGTCAAGAAGCAATAAATGGTATTCTTGAATTGGCACAAGAAAGTGAAATGCCAAGAGCATATGAAGTTGCTGGTCAACTAATCAAAAATGTTGCAGATGCCACTGACAAGTTAATGGACCTTCAGAAAAAACTAAAGGATGTCGAAGAAGAGACACAGACCCGTGGACCATCAAATGTTACCAATGCATTATTTGTTGGATCAACTGCTGAATTGGCAAAATTGTTGAAGGAAAAGGATAAAAAATGAGCGGAGACTTAGGACAATTTTTTTCACTCATAGGTAAAGCAAAGAAGGAGAAGGAAGATGAATTCCGATCTCTGGTGGGAGAAGTTGACATCAACTCGATGTTTTCTCAAGTCAAAGAATCAATAAACGAAGATAAACAAAAGCAAAAGAAAGAAGAGAAACAAATTAAAGCTCTTGAATCTTGGTTGTTTGAAGAGACTAAGGAAAAACCAGTAATAGTTGGTGTTGATGATACCAACTATGAAGAGTGGATTGAAGATAATGAAGAAGTAGAGGTAACTCCAGAACTTGTCCAAGAAATAAAAGAGGAAGAAGTAGAAGAGAAAGAAACAGAAGATACTGTTGATCATGCACTAAAAATTCTTGAGACAATCAAGTCAAAAGAAGAGGTTAGAGAAAATCTTGGTGATCCAGAGATTATCAAGATCCGCAGGGAACTTGAATATCTTAAGAATCTTGTTAATGCACAAGGTGGTGGGGGTGAAGTTCGCCTTGAGTTCCTTGATGATGTTGATAGAGATAGTGTAAAAGTAGATGGTAAGTTCTTAAAGTATCAATCATCAACTGGAACATTTATTGGTGCTGATGCTTCTGGTTCTGGAGGCTCTGACTATGCATCATCAGCAGGTATTGCTACTTTTGCTACCACAGCAGGTGTTTCAACAAATGCTCAGGGTCTAACTGGAACACCAGACATTACAGTCAATAATATTGTTGGTGTTGCTGCTACCTTTACTGGTAACGTTTCGATAGCGGGAACCTTAACATATGAGGATGTTACTAATATAGATTCTGTAGGAATAGTAACTGCAAGAAGTGGAGTATTTTTTGGTAGTCCAACAGTTTCTGCCATCCTTACAAACTCTGCTACCACTACAACAACATCTCAAACAGGTATAGATAGTTTTAGTGCATCTACATATAGGTCAGCAAAATATCAAGTTCAAGTTACAAGAGGGAGTGAGTATCAAGTAACTGAAATTAGTATCGTTCATGATGGTAGTGACTCTTATGGCACTGAATATGCAACACTGAAAACTGGAGAAACTCTGTCCACATTCAGTACTGATATTTCTGAGGGAAATGTAAGATTATTAGCAACACCATCTTCATCAACATCAACTGTCTTTAAATTTACCAAAACAGCAATAGCAGTGTAATGAAAACACTAAAACAATTTCTAAAAGAAACTCCAACAAATAGTGTAGGAAACGGTGGATATACTTCTGCTGGTGGGCAAACTGTTGCTGGATATGATACGAAACTTTTTCCTTCCGATGAAGACGATTTAACTCAAGACTATCAAACACCTGGAGAATCTGGTGAAGCAAAGTGGAGGTTTTCTGATGTATATCCAGTATTGAAGTTATCATTAAACAACAGTCAAGGTGATGGACCATCGGTTGATAGTATGGTTGATGCATCAAAAATGTTTGTCAATAGAATGGAAAATCCACAAGAAAGGGTAAGAAAAACTTTTTCAAATTTTAAAGAGAATATAGTTGATAAATAATATGGAGTAGATACTCTTTTAATTGAATGTCTAAGAATGGCCGCTGTCCAGAAGGACAATACTATTGCTACACTGATGAAAAGTGTAAACCCATTCCAAAGGGTTATAAAATGGTAGGTCGTGCTGGTTATCTTCGTAAAGAAAATGGTCATTCAATAGATGATGAACCAAAAAATGGTAATGGAAACGGTGGGAATGGTAATGGAAACGGTGGAAATGGTGGAGGAGTAAGTGAATCGAAAAGTGGTGATTCTTCTCTGCGTGACTGGTTTGGCAAGAGTAAGTCTTCTGATGGGAAGCCTGGTTGGGTTCAACTGGGCGGCAAATATGCGGGAAAACCCTGCGCCAAACAACCAGGACAAACCACAAAACCAAAGTGTGGTTCTTCAAAAATGAAACGCAATCTTTCTAAAGATGAAGAGCAAGCAGCGTTTCGTAGAAAGAATGCAAAAGATCCAAATCCAAATAGAAAAGGGAAGGCAATCAACGTGAAGACTGAAGAATTTACAACACTACCACTTCAAATTGAGATCCCTAATAATATTAGAGATTTTAACTTGGGTCTTATGTTCCGTGAAAGTTTGGATATTAATAGTGGTATGCTTTTCATCTTTGATGAAGTGGCACAGCAGTCATTCCATATGACATCAACAAAAATTCCTCTTGATATTGCTTTCATAAGAGAGGATGGCATTATCGATAGTATCAAACCATTAGAACCATTTGACGAATCCCCAGTCGCTTCGGACGGAGAAGTGCTGTGTGCGTTAGAAGTAAACCGTGGATGGTTCGTAGAAAACAATGTAGAAATTGGTGACGAGATTGACATTGAGGAAGGCAAGAAAGATGCTTGCTACCATAAAGTTAAATCTCGCTATTCAGTTTGGCCAAGTGCATATGCGTCAGGAGCACTGGTCAAATGTCGTAAAGTAGGTGCTGCTAATTGGGGCACCAAAACTAAGAAAGAAGAATTTGAAATTGATGAAGAAGGTAAAAAGTGTTGGAAGGGTTACGAAAAGAAAGGTACACAGAAACTCTTCGGAAAGACTTATAATCGTTGTGTGAAGAAGGAAGAAATCGAACAGATTGAAGAGAAAAAAGGTTGTATGCACAATCATAAAGGTGAAGAGTGTCCAGTGCATGGTATTAAGGAGTGTCCTGGACCAGTTGAAGAAGCAGTAAGATTGCCTGCAAAAACAGGCAATCTTGTAAACGTTATCTTCAGATTTAGAAGTCAAACAATAATGTTGAAGATGTTCTTCCCACAAGTATCATTACCAACCAGATCTGATATTCAAGATCAGATTAATAAAGTATATCCTGGCGCAAAACTGCAAAGTTACAGGGTAACAGACTATGAACCAGGGCAACCGGTTCTCCATGCAGAAGGTGCAGCATGGACAAAAAAATCAGGAAAAAATAAAGAAGGTGGACTCAACGAAAAAGGACGCAAGTCTTATGAAAAGGAAAATCCAGGATCTGACCTTAAGGCACCAAGCAAGAAGGTTGGAAATCCCAGGAGGGCATCCTTCTGCGCTCGAATGAAGGGGATGAAGAAAAAGTTGACTTCCTCCAAAACTGCAAACGATCCAGATAGCAGAATCAATAAATCACTAAGAGCCTGGAACTGCTGATTAAATTATGCCTGATAATGTATACCTTGGCAATCCTAATCTAAAAAAAGCAAATACAGCGATTGAATTTACAGAGGAACAAGTAATTGAGTTCCTCAAATGTAAAGAAGATCCAGTTTACTTCGCTAACAATTATATTAAGATTGTTTCTCTTGATGAGGGTTTAACTCAGTTTCACCCATATCACTTCCAGGAGAAGTTAATTAATAACTTCCATAATAACAGATTTAATATCTGTAAGATGCCACGACAAACTGGTAAGTCTACTACCGTTGTATCTTATCTTTTACATTATGCCGTTTTTAACGATAGTGTAAACATCGGCATTCTTGCAAACAAAGCAGCAACTGCAAGAGAACTTCTTGGTAGGTTACAAACTGCATATGAGAACTTGCCACGGTGGATGCAACAAGGTATTATTGCATGGAACAAAGGATCTTTGGAGTTAGAAAATGGCAGTAAGATATTGGCAGCTTCTACGTCTGCAAGTGCTGTCCGAGGCATGTCGTTCAATATCCTCTTCCTCGACGAATTTGCATTCGTTCCAAACCATGTTGCAGACTCGTTCTTTGCATCTGTTTATCCTACTATTACTTCTGGTAA